TGAATATAACAAAAAAGTTGATGAAATATCTCTCAAATTTCTTAAACAATTTAACCCCTCCTATACAATAGAAACATTAAAGAGGTTAGAAACTTGGGATGCTATAAGATATGAAGATGTGTGTTTTCATATTGAAGAACAAGAATTAAAAGATGATTATACGATCGAACAATTAAAGAGAGAAAAATATGAGTAAGGTAAAAGATCTTGATGCGTTTAGATGGTTAAAAGAGAATGAATTGTCCTATACTATATGGGATAAGAAATATAGAGCTAACAATGAATCATTTGATGCTTGGTTAGATAGAGTATCAGGTAAGAATGATATATTGCGTGAACTAATAAGAAAGAAGAAATTCTTATTTGGTGGTAGAGTATTAGCTAATCGTGGTTTAGACAACAATTCATCTTACTTTAACTGCTATTGTCATGGCTATGTAGATGATGATTATAGTAAAATCATGGATGTAGCTAAAAATCTTGGTTTAACTTATAAGAAACAAGGTGGTCAAGGTATTAATCTTAGTAAAATAAGACCAAAAGGTAGTAAAATATCTGGTGGTTTTACTTCTGATGGAATAATACCTTTCATGAAATTGTTCAATCAAGTAACTGAATCTACTTCACAAGGTGGTGCAAGAAAAGGTGCTCACATTCAAATATTAAATGCTAATCATAAGGATATATATGATTTCATACATGTAAAAGATGATTTAAATCAGATTACAAGCGCTAACTTATCTGTTAGTGTTGATAATGAGTTTATGGGAAATTATGTAGAAGGTACTTGTTATGATGTAGTATTTCCTTATGCTCATGGTAATCTTGAATATGGAGTAAATCCTGAGAAAATAATGAAAGAGATTGCTAAACAAGCATGGGATAATGGTGAACCTGGTGTAATATATTGGGATAAATTTACTAACTATAATTTGATGCAGCATATTAACGCTTATCAAATTGAAGGTAGCAATCCATGTGGTACTTAAATACCTATAAATCAACAAGTTACATTGTTTGCCGCATGTAAAAAATTGGGCAAAATCGGTGAACCCTAAACAAATAATTTGCATATATCAAAAATTATATGTATATTTGCATGGGAATACCGAGGTAATTATTATGATTGCGTAAGGCATAGTAACACCGTAGAGCGTAGTAGGTGAATAAATATAATCCTGCCAAGAGTGCCCAACATTAATAATTAATGATATGATAGTTTATAAAGTCACAAATTTAGAAAATGGGAAAATTTATATTGGTCAATCTGTAAATACTTTAAAATACAGACAAGATCAACATTACCGTGAAACTTACAATCCAAAAAAGAAAAATAGTTATTTTCATAATGCATTAGAAAAGCACAAACCAAGTGTTTTTAAATGGGAAGTAATAAGAGAATGTAAATGTAGAACAGCATTAGATTATTGGGAAACGTATTACATAAAACACTTTAATACAATGGATCGCGAAACTGGTTATAATCTTAAAACTGGTGGAAATACAGGATCTGTTTATCACGAAGATGTTAAATGTAAAATAGGTGCATCTACCAAGCAAAGGTGGGAAAACTTAGAAATAAGTTCTCGCATGTTAAACGGTTTAAGAAAAGGAACACAAACTGTTAAAGATAAAGCAGCTAGTAACTTTATTGATTTTACATGTCCTACTTGTGGAAAAGTATTAAAATTAAAACCATGGCAAGCAAAGAATAGAAAGTTTTGTTCAAATTCTTGTAATCTATCTTACGAAAATGGTTTAAACTCTGCAAATGTTGCAAATACTGTTAAATATGAAAATACTAAACAAACACGTTTGAAATTGCTTAAAGAATGGTGTTTAAACAATGAGGATTTGATTTTAAATTGTAAGTTGAATAAACTTTCATTTCTACAAGATTTGTGTGATTATATCGGAGTTAAAGATCAAAGATCATTAGCTAAGGTTTTAAATTTAAAAGGAAGAAAAGAAACTATCATATATTTGAGAAATATTATTAATGAAAATGTACGCCGTACTTATGAGAAATCATAAGAACATAGGGATAAAAAGCCTTATGGGTAACAACATAGGAACAACCTCTCCCAAAACATGGTTGTTGTAACTTAGGTGCTATTAATCTATCTGAATATGTGATAGGTAATAGATTTGACTTTGAATCATTTAGAGATGATGTATGGGTATATGTAACAGCGTTAGATGAATTAATTGATGAGAACGCTAATAATCATGCTTTATACGAACAAACTAAACAATCTCTTGGTTGGAGATTGATCGGATTAGGTGTAATGGGTCTTGGGGAAACTCTAATTAAATTAGGAATCACCTATGGTTCTGAGAAATCTATCATGTTTATAGAGAAGATATTTCGTGATATGTATATACAAGCGTTATTATGCTCTATTGATTTAGCTAAGCAAAAAGGCACCTATTGTATGTGGAATGATGATCATGCTAATTTAATATTACAATCTGATTTCTATAAGAATCTTGGTGTATCTGATATGGTAGATGAAGATCTAATGAAATATGGTCTTAGAAACGCTGTATTAACCACAGTAGCACCAACAGGTAGTATTTCTACTATGTTAGGTGTAAGTGGTGGTATAGAGCCTATATTTGCTAATTATTATACACGTACAACTAAATCATTAGATGGTGGTAATGAAAAGACTTTTAAAGTATATACGCCAATCGTTCAAGAATATATTAAAGAGCATAATCTGGACAATGATAATCCTGATTTACCTGAGTATTTCGTTTGTGCTCCTGATATACACTATATTGACAGAATTAAAGTACAAGCAGCAGCGCAGAAATATATAGATGCTGCTATTAGTTCTACCATCAATCTACCTAATTCAGCTACTGTTGAAGATGTAGAGAATATATACTTACAATCATGGGTACATGGTCTTAAAGGTGTAACTGTATTTAGAGATGGTTGTAAAAGGGTTGGAATCCTTAATACTAGTGAAGTAAGTAATACTAATATAACACAATCTGTACAGAAAAGACCTAAGAAACTTGTAGCTGATTGTTATGTACATAAGATTAAAGGTAAATATTATCTATTCTGTGTAGGTATTCTTGATGGTAGACCTTATGAATTGTTCATTGATGAATTACTTGATGAACATGCAGCAGAAGAACTAATTAAAGCTAAGAAGTTCGTATGCTATATAACTAAGGTTGGTAAGAAACATTATCAGCTTAATACTACATTTGGTACATTTGATAATCTAGGTCAAGGAATAGAAGATGAAACTATTAAAGCATCTGCTTTGTATATTTCCATGCTATTGCGTCATAATATAGATCTCAATTGTATCACGAAAATAGTTGACAAAGCTGGTTATACAGTATCATCAGTATCAAAGGTAGTCAATCGTGTATTGAGTAAATATCTTGCTGATGAAACATTAGAAGATAAGTGTCCTGATTGTGGTACTGCTTTACAAAGGGTTGCAGGTTGCACAAGTTGCCCAAACTGTGGTCACAGTCGCTGTGGTTAATAATATTTAACAATAATATTAGGTTAGGGTATTTACCCTAGCCTTTTATTATTGTAACTTTGTATTATAATTAATAATATAATGATATGAAACAAGCGTATTGCCCACATTGTGATGAAGTAGTACCTCTTATAGTAGGTCAAAAACGATGGATTTGTAGTGTATGTAAGGAAGATATAACTGATCATGTATTACTGATGCATCGTGATAGTGATTTAATGGATATTTTTGATATATATAATCTTTAAATAACAATGAAAATAAAAGTATTTTTGAGTGGTAAACAGAAATTACCAAATGTGATTAAGAAAGGTGATTGGATTGATCTTTGCAGTAATGAGTTTTATAATGCAATTGGTCCACAAACCAAAGTACAATCAAGAAATAGTGGTCGTAGGGATACTGTTGTTAATTATCATCTCCTTGATTTAGGTGTTGCCATGCAGCTCCCAAAAGGATATGAAGCTATCGTAGTACCACGAAGTAGTTCTTATAGACACTTTGGTTTTATCCAAGCTAACAGCATTGGTGTAATTGATAATACCTACTGCTCAGAGAAAGATATATGGAAATTGCCTATTTTAAGCCTTTCTGACACCACTATTTATGAAGGTGATAGAGTTGCTCAATTTAGAATTCAACTCTCTCAGAAGGCATCTATGTGGCAAAAAATCAAATGGCTGTTTTCGAGCAAAATTAAATTGGTAAAAGTAGATCATCTCCGTAATGAAGAAAGAGGTGGTATTGGTTCAACTGGCATTGCGTAAGTAATAGCCATCTTAGTCTTAGTTTATGTCTGATATTAAAATAAAATTTGAACAAAATGGATTCGTAATAGCTGGTCTACCAATAGTCTGTGTAGAGGTGCTTAATAATGAATATAAATGGGTTAAGATGTATTTTCTTGTTGATAGTGGAGCAAATGTATGTCAGCTATCAGAAAATGCGTTAGAACGTCTTAAATTAGATGTTACAGAGAGTGAGTTACCTATATATGGAGTATCTGGTTTTGTTGACTCTCCAAGAGAGTGCGACATTAATATAAGAGATATTGATACCAAGCAAGAATTTGTATGTGATAAATTCTCAATAGTACCTGATGATGTATTTAATATAATCAACGATGATTGTAGAATACATGTTGATGGTATTATAGGTTCTAATTTCTTATTTGAAAATAAGTTTGTAATTGATTACACAAAGGCTGAACTTCAATGCTTATTAATGGATTAACAGCATGGGTATATGATATAGAGATATTCAGTAATTGCTTCTCATGTGTTGTAAAAGACACTGAGAGCAATACTGTATATGTCTATGAAATATCCAAGCGTAAAAACGATATACAGAAAATAATCAATCTATTTCTCTGTATTGAGAATAGGAAACATAGAGTGTATGACAGAATCTTTGTAGGTTATAATAATATTCATTTTGATAATGTGTTGATAAATTATCTATTGTATTATCGTGAAGCTGCTACATTAGCACCTTATGACAAGATATGTAGTAAGCTGAAAGAGATAGCAGAAGATATAATACACAGTGAGAATTTTCCTATCAAATGGTCTAAATACAAGTATTCGTATTTCTATGATACCTTAGATCTGCTTACCATGATGTTTTCATCAAAGCTAAGGGTAGGTCTAAAAGAGATGCAAGTTACTATGCAGTTTCCTAATGTACAGGAATACGCTGGTGACTTTTCTAAGCCTCTACCAGAGGATAAAATTGATGAGATGTTATCTTATAACATAAATGACGTAGAGTCCACCACAGAGCTTCTAAATAGGCTTAGAAAGGATATTGACCTTAGATTAGGTATCAAGGAAGAATATGGTATTGATGTATTGAATAAAGATGGTGTTAATATTGGTATGGAGATACTAAAACGAAAGTATCTTGAAAAGACAAATCAAACCTATAATGATATTAAGGACCTACGATCTCCATGTGATATAATAGACATGCAAAGGATTATATTACCCTTTGTAGAGTTTAAAACACCTGTATTGAAGAATCTGTTAGAGGATCTTCGTACAGAGAAAATATTTGCTGGTAGAGATAATTTAAAGATCAAGTTCTTACTTAATAATGTAGAACATACTATGGGTGTAGGTGGTCTACATTCAGTGAATAAACCAGAAGTTGTATTTGAATCTGATGAATATGCGCTAGAAGATTGGGATGTTGCCTCACTATATCCCAGTATGATTATAGAACATGGTTTTTATCCACCACATTTGGGTAAAGAGTTCTTAGAAACATATTCGCAGATTAAAGATGAGAGAATTGAAGCTAAACATAATGGTGATACATTGAAGAATCTAACGTTGAAGTTAGCTTTAAATGGACTATCAGGTAATCTACAAAATAAACATTCATGGTGTTATTCACCAGAAGCTGTTATGAAGATTAGAATGAATGGGCAATTACTGTTGCTTATGTTAGCTGAAAGATTTGTCTCAGTAGGTTGTAAAATAATACAATCTAATACAGATGGTTTGTTTATATTAAGACCACGTAATAACGAAGAAGCCTTTAAGGAAGTAATCAAAGAATGGGAAACAATAACCAAACTACAACTTGAAGGTGATTCCTTTGAAGCGTTTTACCAGTATGCTATTAATGATTATTTAGCTGTAGGTAAAGGTTACGCTGAAACCAAGGATACAAAATTACTCAAAAAGAAAGGTCTATTCATTGACAAAGTAACTTTGGGTAAAGGTATGAAACCACTAATCATTGCCAAGGCTATAAACGCTTATTTAGCTGATAGAATTCCTGTAAAGGATACTATATTTGGTAGTCGTGATATAAATGATTTCTTGACTTATCAAAAGGTAGCTAAGAAGTTCCAAGTTTATTATGGTGATGATATAGTACAACATATTAATAGATTTTATATGTCTGTTAATGGTCAGAAGATCCAGAAATACGATGCTAGTATAAATAGATATACTTCTATTGTAGCTGATTCTGGTGTAAAAATATTAAATAATCTTGTAGATGTTCAATTCCCTAATGATATTAACTACGCATGGTATGTTGAACAAGCTAGGAAGATTACAACTAATTTTGAAGCTAAACAAACTAATTCATTTGATTATTTTTTTATATGAAAAAGACAAAGTATATGGGTACAATGACCCTCAAAGCAAAGAAAGAGATTCGTGATAAATATTCTATCCCTTTTGCAAATAAAGGTGATCTTATATTACTTGAAGTGGATGATATGAAGTTTATTAATCAGAAAAATGGTATTTCTACATGGTTTGAAATGCTTGAACCTGATGCTAACGATTTTGAATTGGTAGAAGGAGATGTTACCATGACATTTATTAGTAAAACAGCTGAACCTGATAATGTCAAAGATCCAATTGATTATGATATAGCGTTAGATAAAGCTGATAAAAAGATGCAAGAGATAGAAGATGCTTATGATAAAGTAGCTGATACTATCAGTGATAAAGAAGCATGGGAAGAAAAGATAACTAATGCTGAAATCAAGTTTAACGATGGTAGTGACTATAATATTGATTATGACAAATACGATTGCACAAAAGATCTTGAACTCAAACCTATAAAGATAGATAAAGAAACTCTTGATAATTTCACTAAACAATATGGAGATGTTATCAAGAAAATAAGTGATAAATGGAAAGCTAAACGCATAGAAGTAGTAGATCCTGAATATATAGGAGCATCTAGTGACGCTGTCAATCATCCTGCTCACTATACATGGTTGAAAGATAAATGTGGTGTTGAGCCTATTGAGATCATTCGTCATATGGATTTCTCACTAGCAAATGCATTTAAATACTTGTTGAGAGCTGGTTATAAACGTCAAGAAGGTATGAGTATGCCTGACTCAATAAAACAAGATCTGAGAAAGGCTATTTGGTATATAGAGGATAAAATAAACAATTTGTAATATGGGAATTATAATAACAGCTGACACAAAAGCAAAAGCTTCTTTGAAGCTATATAGAGAAATAAGCTCTTTCATGTTTGAACAAGAGTATGGTGAACTAAGAGGTCAAGATAAGGCTATAAAGGCTTTAAATGCTGCAAAAAAGGCACTTGCTGATGTAATGAAAAAGAATAAATAATGGCAAAATACGCAGTATGTAAAAACTGCAAGGCTTTTTATGAGGTATTACCTGTGGTAGAAACTATCGCAGGTACTACCTTTATAAAAACCAAATGCAGTGAATGTGGTAACGAAATAGTTGAATCTAAAAACAATATTCACTATGGCAATGATGGATTATAAAGATGTCAAATATACTGTTGAATTGAATATAGAGTGTATATTTGAGCGTGAAACTAATACTAATGAGTATCATCAACATATAGATGATGATCTACCTTATTTGAATGACAAAATTAAATCTAGAATAGCTCAAAATATTGAAGAAGCTATAAGCGATGATCTTCGTGGTAAGTATAAAGGTTGTGATTTAAAAATTGATGTACAAGTAGACTAATGGTGTATATACAAGCAACAAATGTATCAGTAATGTGTCCTAATTGCAACATGCTGATGGAAGTAGAACTTGATAATCGTGGTAATTATCGTTGTGTGAATTGTGATCACGATGTTACAAGGATTGTAAAACGCTTTAATAAACAATTAATATGAAGATA